AGCGCGGCTACATCAGCCGATGCTTGGGTGAGTGCCCTCACAGTAACATAATATGAACTCAGGAATTTACCAAATAACCCATAAGGATACAGGCCGTATCTATATTGGGCAGTCCACAAACTTGAAGAAGCGTGTTACCGCGTATAAGTCTTCTGGTGGTTCTGGTAATGGTAATAGCGTTATTAAGCGAGCCATCAAAAAACATGGATGGGATTCTTTTGATTACAAGGTTTTGGTTTATTGCGAAGGCAAAGACTATTTAGATAACTTGGAAGTTAAGTGTATTAAAGCGTATAACTGCCTAGCACCTAACGGGTTCAATATTGAAATTGGGGGTGGCAACGCCCCCCTTGCCGAGCATGTTAAAGAAGCCGTGGCTAATGCAAATCGCAAAAGAGTTTTAACAGAAGCGCAACGCAAAAAACTAAGCGATGCCCACAAAACTCGTTGGGCGGGCATGTCAGAAGAAACTAAGCAACAGTATAGAGATGCGACGCGTATTCGGTATCTAGGTAAAAAACTTTCCCCAGAACACTGTTTAAATATATCTAACGCTCGTAGTAAAGCAATTGCCGCTGGGACTATAGCAAGCCGTAAGGGGATAGAAGGTAAACCCGTACCAGAATCCGCTAAGAAACAGATTGGTGAAGCGAGCAAACGTAATTGGCAAGACCCAGAGTACAGGGCTAAAATGATTGCACTACAAAGAGAAGCCGCGAAAAAGCGTTGGCAAAACCCAGAATACAGAGCCAAACAGTTGGCAGCGAGGGCATAAATGGCAGCAATCGGTAACTCTCCCACACAACAGGCTTTTACCCCAGCCATTGATTACTTCAGTGGCAACGGGTCAACCACGGCATTTACGCTGTCTCGCCCAGTTGCGTCTGTGGCGCAGGTGCAGGTGGTGGTTAACAACGTAGCTCAGAATCCTAGTTCAGCCTACACAGTCAGTAGCAATACCATCACATTTACTTCCGCACCATCTAGCGGGACTAACAACATTTATGTTTACTACACAAGCCCGATAACTCAGGTGATTGCACCATCGCAGGGGACAGTAGGCACTACACAGATTGCATCATCCCTGTTAGTTCCAGAAGCCAACGGCGGAACAGGCACTACAACTGGATACTACGAATTTAAAAACAGAATAATAAACGGGGCCTGTGTTATAGACCAAAGAAACTCAGGGGCTAGTGTTACTCCTACTACAAATAACACTTATACACTGGATAGGTTTAACACAGAACTAACGCAAGCATCTAAATTTTCTGTGCAACAAAATGCTGGTTCGGTTACTCCGCCCGCAGGGTTTGTAAAATATTTAGGCGTCACTTCTTTATCTGCTTATTCTGTTGTAAGTGGTGATTATTTTGATATAAACCAACGAATAGAAGGTTACAACATTGCAGACCTTAATTGGGGAACTGCAAACGCTTCTACTGTTACGTTGTCATTTTGGGTGCGTTCATCATTGACTGGAACATTTGGTGGTTCACTAGTTAACGACAGTGCAAATAGGTCATACCCATTTAGTTACATTATTAATTCGGCAAATACGTGGGAACAAAAAGTAATTACTGTTGTTGGCGAAACTACTGGCACTTGGCTTACAACCAACGGTATTGGTATTAATCTTAGATTTGGTTTAGGTATTGGCTCAAGTTATAGTGGGCCAGCAAACGCTTGGGCTTCAACAAACTACGTTTCACCAACTGGTGCAACTTCTGTAGTTGGAACAAATGGAGCCACTTGGTATATTACTGGTGTGCAACTGGAAAAAGGCAGCAACGCAACATCGTTTGACTACCGTGATATTGGGCGTGAAAATATTCTTTGCTACCGTTATTTTTATAAAACCAACCCAGAAAATGCAAGTAGAAGTGGTAATGCATGGGGTTCTATGTATGCAACAACATCCGCTTGTTTGCAAGGTCTTTTTCCAGTGACTATGCGTACTGCACCAACTGTGACTAGAGGTGGGACTAACAATACTTTTTATATAAGTGGTATAAATGCCGCGTCTAGTGGTACTGACCAAAATTATGGTATAGCAACCACTACATATAGTTTTGAAGTGGTCAGTTTATCTGGTGGCGCAGTTGGTTTTCCAGTTGAATACAACGGGCAACTTTCTTGGAGCGCAGAACTATGACAATAACATATCAAGAATGCAAAGACTCGTTTGGGAACGTTTCTACTACTTGTGTAAAACGGTCTGATGGCTGGTTTATTCCAATTACAGACCCAAACAACAAAGACTATCAGGAATATCTCAAATGGCTGGCTGAAGGCAATACGCCTAGACCAGCGGAAGGATAAAACATGGCAGTATCAACAATAGACTCAAGCGGATTAACAAGCCCTTTATCGGCTACTAACTTAGGTACGCCCTCGGCTATCAATCTGAGTAACGCTACTGCTTTGGCAACTAACGCCTTGCCATCTGGCTCTATTAAGCAAGTTTTGTACAGCCAAACTAATTCAGCGCAAAGTAGTACTTCAGCAACGCTGGTAGCAACTCCTTTATCTGTAACTATTACACCAACAAGTACAAGTAGCAAAATCGCTATTTTCTATTCTTTGGGAGACATTGCTGTTGACCCCGGAGTTACGGGTGGAAATGGCGGTATTGTTGTTAGGGTTTATAGAAACGGCAGTTCAATACTTACAAACGCAAACCAATGGTGCTACTCTGGATTAGCGCCTACGCAATATAAAATTATGTCTGGCGGTTCTGTTGCATGGGATGCGCCAGCAACAACTAGTGCTACTACATACGCTATATGGTGGGCATGTAATACAGGCGGTTCTTATACTGCTGAGTTATTCAGAGACACTACTTACGGTGCGTTGATTGTTATGGAGGTTGCATAATGGTTAGTTTTAAACACGCTCTTCATCAAGCATATCCGAATGCAGTCCGTACAGATGGTGATATAGCCTACGATGAAAACGGCAACGTAGTTGAGTGGGATGTTGCTGTAGTTGAAGCCAAACAAGCAGAATTAAACGCCATACTAGAGTCGCAAATTCAAGCACAAGAAACCGCAAAGCAATCCGCTATTTCAAAGTTAGCCGCCCTCGGACTCACAGCAGATGAAGTGAAAGCAATCATAGGATAAGCCATGAGTTACATAGGCAACGCCCCAATCTCAGCAGCCTTCCTGACTGACACATTCAGCGGGACAGGCTCACAAACAGCGTACACCATGACGGTGGCTCCTGCCAACACGTCTTCAATCATCGTTGCGGTTACTGGCGTACTGCAAGACCCATCAACCTATTCTGTATCAGGCACAACCCTGACCTTCTCTGCCGCGCCTCCAAGCGGTACTTCAAACATCAGCGTCAGATACCTTGGCATCCCAGCCAGCGGAGTAACGACTACAGCCTATAGAACAGTAACGAACACAACCGCCACGGCAGGACAGACATCATTCACCATACCTTCTTACACAGTGGGTTATGTGGACGTATACAGAAACGGTGTTTATCTACCAACATCAGACTACACAGCTACAACAGGCACAACGGTAGTCTTGACCAACGCGGCAACAGTAGGTGACACCATCACCACAATCAGCTTCTATGTAAGTTCGGTGTTGAATGCTATTCCTGCTACTGCGGGGTCAGTGGCGGCTTCTTATTTGGCTGGCGGTGCGGCTAGGTCAAACTGGGGCGCGGGTGGTGTTTTACAGGTTGTGCAAGGAACAACATCATCTACATATGCAACAACTTCAACTTCCGCAATTACAACTAACTTAACGGCTTCAATAACGCCATCATCCGCTTCAAGCAAAATTTTAATTATTTCTACTTTTAGTTTGTACTGTGGTAATCCCTCAAAAGCAGTTGCTTTTTTATATAGAAATAGCACAAATCTTTCTGCCGCCGCTGGTGGTGCGTATTTGTACTCTAGCATTTCTACAGGAGCGCAGATTACAACGGGTATTAACTTGTTAGATTCTCCCGCTACAACTTCTGCAACTACCTACACTATTTATTTAGCCAGTAGCAATGGTACAAGTGTTAGTTTTAATGCGGATAGTCAAAACCAACAAATAATTCTCATGGAGATAGCAGCATGACACTAGCAGTAAACATCGCGCAAGGCGGCTCAAACAACGTAACCTTCCGCAACAGAATCATAAACGGGGCCTGTGTCATAGACCAGAGAAACGCAGGGGGTACGGTA